TTAGTTCTGCAATTCTTTACTGACCGGCAGGTTTTCAAACTCCTGCTGATTGCGGCGCGCACCCTGCGCCAGCTCGCGCAGGATTTTGGTCAGGAAGGGGGTTTTCAGCGTGTAGTAGCGTTTGGCGATGATGGCGCTCAGCACGTAGCAGATCGCTGGTGCCAGCGTAAACAGGCCGATAATGATACTGATGGTCGCGCTGTTCTGGGTTTTGGCCGCCGCGTCGTAGCCGCCGCCTGCCAGCATCCAGCCGATCATCGCCCCGCCCAGCGCCAGGCCGAGCTTCAGCACGAACAGCGTGCCCGCAAAGCTGATGCCGGTCAGACGTTTGCCGTTGGTCCATTCGCCGTAGTCGACGGTATCGGACATCATTACCCACTGAATCGGCGTCACCAGCTGGTGCAGCACGCCGATAACGAAGATAAAGCCGAACATCAGTACGGTGGCATGCATCGGCACGAAGAACATCGCCACGCTGACCACCGCCAGCGCGGCGTTGGTCCACCAGAAGATGCTCACCTTGCACTTCCAGTCGGTGAGCGGTTTCGCCAGCGCGGAGCCGATCAGGTTACCGACGCAGTAGGTGGTGAGGAAGGCGACGAACACCTCCGGCGAGCCCATGATCCAGGTGCAGTAGTACATCATCGCGCCGCCGCGCACGCAGACGGCGAGGATGTTGAGGATGGTGAGCACGCCGACAATACGCCACTGGTCGTTTTGCCAGATGTCGCGCAGATCTTCACGCATGGAGGTGGTGCTCGGTGGCACCTGGATGCGCTCTTTGGTGGTGAAGAAGCAGAACGCCAGCATCAGGAACGCGACCACCGACAGCACGGCGATCCCGCCCTGGAAGCCGAACGCTTTATCGTCGCCGCCAATCAGGTTCACCAGCGGCATCATCAGCACCGTGGAGAGCATGCCGCCCGCCGTCGCCAGCACAAAGCGCCACGACTGAAGGGAGATACGCTGCGTCGGGTCGTTGGTGATCACGCCGCCCAGCGCGCAGTACGGGATGTTGACCACGGTATAGAGCAGGGTCAGCAGCGTGTAGGTGATGGCGGCGTAAACCATTTTGCCGTTGAGGCTCAGGTCCGGCGTGGTATACGCCAGCACGCAGACGATGCCGAACGGGATAGCGCCAAACAAAATCCATGGACGGAACTTGCCCCAGCGGCTGCGGGTGCGGTCGGCAATCAGCCCCATGCACGGGTCGGAGATCGCATCCAGCGCGCGGGCCAGCAGGAACATGGTGCCGACAAACCCGGCGGGAATACCAAAAATATCGGTGTAGAAAAACATCATATAAAGCATAACGTTATCAAAAATGATGTGGCTGGCGGCGTCTCCCATGCCGTAGCCAATCTTCTCTTTTACTGACAGTACTTCGCTCATATTTTTATCCTTCACGCTGTAGGGGGCGCTGAGACCGGTTACCGTTTTTTAAACCATTGTTTCAGGAGCGGGTATTGCGTTTTCTGGTTAAGAGATTACGTTTCTTGTTTTTTGTGATCGGGATAAAAGTTGGTGAGCACGAAATGCTAACCTGAGGATTTTCTTAAGAATTAGCTGAAACAGGGGGATTCAGGTCAAAAGAGAGGTGAAAAAAGTGGTGTGGGGTATGTGGTAAATGCCTGAAAGTAGCTATAATGCGCCCCGCCTCCATGTAGCAATGCAGGCGCGGAAGATCGTCATCTCCGGTGAGGTGGCTGGACTTCAAATCCAGTTGGGGACGCCAGCGTTCCCGGGCAGGTTCGACTCCTGTGATCTTCCGCCAAACCCCCTCCGCAGCCATCCGAGAAATTCTAAAAATTCCTTATTTTTTAATATATATAGTGAATAAATCATCCGTAACCGTCCGACAAGTTCTCCCTGAATCCGTGAAAAATATGTATAGTGATGTGTATAGATTTTTTATACATATTTTTGACTTATACACATGCTACTAACAGACATACAAATTAAACGAGCAAAGCCCCAAGACAAGCCCTACACATTGAACGATGGACAAGGCCTGTCATTACTCATCAATCCAGACGGCTCAAAGGGCTGGCGCTTCCGTTTTCGCTTTGCCGGTAAAGCACGGCTAATGTCATTTGGCAGCTACGACCTTGTGAGCCTCGCAGAAGCACGTGAGAAACGCGATAGAGCCCGTAAGCAGGTAGCAAACGGCATAGACCCAGTAGAAGAACGTAAAGCCCAAAAGCTGGCACAGCAAATCTCAACAGAGAACTCATTCGAAGCCATATGTCGAGAATGGCACACCAACAAAGCTGACCGCTGGACAGTAGCCTATCGCGAGGAAATCATTAAGACATTTGAACAAGATGTGTTCCCGTTCATTGGTAAACGCCCTATCAGTGAAATCAAACCATTAGAACTGCTTGAAGTATTGCGACGAATAGAGAAGCGTGGAGCACTAGAGAAGACCAGAAAAGTGCGTCAAAGATGCGGCGAGGTCTATCGCTATGCAATCATAACTGGCCGCGCTGAATACAATCCTGCGCCTGATTTAGCCATCGCTCTGGCCGTTCCTAAGCAAAAACATCATCCATTTCTATCTGCCGAAGAATTGCCTCATTTTATTCGGGATCTCGAAGCCTATACCGGTAGCATCATCACCAAAAATGCTACGAAGATAGTCATGCTGACTGGTGTAAGAACGCAGGAGATGCGTTTTGCTACGTGGGAAGAAGTAGACCTCGAAAAAGGTATATGGGAGATTCCAGCAGAACGTATGAAAATGCGTAGGCCTCACATTGTTCCTTTATCTACTCAGGTAGTTGACCTTTTTAAACAGCTTAAACCTATTACCGGCCAATACCCATACATCTTTATTGGCAGGAACAACCGCAGCAAACCGATCTCGAAAGAAAGCGTATCGCAAGTGATTGAGTTACTTGGTTACAAAGGACGTGCTACCGGTCACGGTTTTAGGCATACAATGTCGACAATTCTACACGAGCAAGGGTTTGATAGCTCATGGATTGAAATGCAATTGGCGCATGTAGATAAAAATACTATTCGTGGAACATATAACCATGCGCAGTATTTAGAAAAAAGAATCTCTATGATGCAATGGTACAGTGATAATATTTATTCAAACAAGGAGTTCACATGGCAAAAATAATAAGCATGATCAACTGGAAAGGTGGTGTTGGTAAATCGACCCTATCTTTACATATTGGCGTTGGATTAATGCTAGGTTCAGATGAAAGACCAAAAGTGCTACTTATTGATTTGGATCCTCAATCAAATTTATCATATTTAGCTCTTGGAGTGAAAAAATACGTACACCATGTATACACCAAAAAAAAACCCACATTAAAAAATATATTTGATGATTATTTTGACGGTAAAACATTCAATACCCGTGCAGCTATAATAAAACAACCAATAGCCGCTGGCCCTGGAGAAATTTGGCTTAATGTTGATTTACTACCCTCCCATCACGAATTAGTACTCGTTGACATGATGTTAGCAAGGGAAAAGAAAAGTGCATCATCTCACCAAAGGGAAACAGAGCTTGAACTTGATAAGATGGCAATTATTAAAAAAGCAATAGATCAAGTTGCAGATGAATATGATTATATTATCCTTGACTGCCCGCCAAATATAAACCTTGTTACACAGAATGCATTCTTTGCGAGCGAATTATACCTAATACCTGCAATTCCAGATTTTCTTTCTACTGTCGGTATTTCTCTTATTAAATCAGAAATGGATAAGCTAAATAAAAATTTCAGAGGAATGATTCAATATTCAAATTCAAATATTGAATTTAATGACACTGAAATGCTTGGGATCATTTTCAACATGGTAAATGAATATGGTGAGAAGCCCAAAGCGACTCACGAGGAAACAATAGAAGATGTAAGAAAACAACATCCGAATATGGTATTCGAAAATTATATTACAGATGGTGATGGAATATCTGTCGCTTCTGAAAATAACTTAACTGTTTTCAGTTACGGATCTTTACCTCGCTCTAAACCTAATGCAGAAAAGCAAAGCCATTATCTGACTAAAGTCGTTAGCGAACTCTATGAAAAATTGGAGAATATATAATGAAGACTCATGAGTTAATTTCCTTAGCTGAATATATATCTAAGATAATGGCTCACTATCCAAACAAAAGTGTAGAGTATGCTCTGGATGATATATTAAATTTGCTAGAAACACGCAACAGCGAAACATCGCTCACCAATAAAAAAGAACCAAAAACGCAAACACAAATAAATAGTAGATTATCTAAATCTATAAAAGACAGCATTTCACTACAATATGTCTTTGGAGGAAACTCGAAACCAGACGATGAAACTAGTGAATCATTAAGTAATTTATCTCTCGCCGAGCTAAAAGAAATAGCAACTAAAATGGGCATTAGGACATCATCAAGGCAAAATAAAGGTGTGTTAGTTATGAATATATCCAAAACAATGGAACGGAGAAAGATAGATTCAACAATTAAAGATAAAGATAAAGATAAAGATAAAGATAATTAATGCCGTCTTTTAAACATAGTTTTCGCCCTCTTACATTTAGGGGGCGACAAGGGTTAATTATTATAAAAAATAACTTAATACACTCATCACCATTTGATTGTACTATACGGTAAAATACATAAACTCTGCAAAATTAGTAATAACTGATTCAACTAGATGGCCGAGTTTAATATTAAAGATAGCCAAATGCCGCATAAGCGGCATTTTTAATAACACAGTGTAAAATGATTAAATTTTCTCAGATATAGCCTTACAGATACTTGCGTTTTTAAATAAAGTAGCAAGGAATTTATCTTTGTAGTTCTCTTCAATTTCTAACATTAATTTCTCAAGCATACATGCTGTGCTTTTCTGCCAGTCAATTGTATTAATATCAAAATCAAAGTTATTTGCAATTTTATGGATTGCCAGTGTTCTAAAAACTAGAAATGCTAACATTCTATTGCCATGAACAAGAACTCCATATTCCTTACCCGATTTTTTAGGTAGGTTTGCAATCATTGAACCAATAATTTCATCTATTTTTCGCAAGGCGAAAACAGTATTCCGCAAGTAAATACCATTAGTTTGTGGGTTGAAAATGGTTTTATATGGCGCTTTCTTAAGATTGTCATAAAAACGACCAATTTCTCTTTTTGCCTGAACTGCCAGACCAACTTGCGTAGATGCGCAAGCCAATGCAATAGTCGCCTCAGATAAATCAATTATGGCGGTAGAAGTTTTAACGTTCTCACTCCTGACTATATTATACTCAATACCTTCAAGTGACAATTCTTTTTTCAACCGTATTTGTTCGTCATCTAAGGAGACAAAGTCTCTACTCTCGATCCTATTTTGACGGTTGTTGGTTTTTGTCACACTAGCACCAAAGTCCTCAGGCGCTCCTTCTAGTGAAATTAACCGGATAGGTAAACGTAATTTATTAAGGTTCGCCCCGCCATCCTGCGCATATTTACCAATTACGCTTACAGTTTGTGCACCATTAACAATACTAATATTATTCGCTTTAAACGAACCAATATCTCTACTATTTCCACCAACCATTGATTTCTTTATGGATTCGGCAACAATTGTTACACCGTTATTGTAATACCAAAAATTCTCAGGTTGTTCTTCAATTGTTCTCTTAACTTCATCATTTACTTCAGTGGCACCTAACATTTGTCTAATATTTTTGGCAAATAGTCTTTTCCCTTTTTTCACCCACCAATTTGCAACTTCTTCGCCAGCTACAATCCCGAAGAAACCTTGATGTGGTTCTTCAATTTTTCCCCATTGCGAGAGACCAATCTCAAGATCGATTGGTTCACCATCCATACCAGATGCAAGCCCACTATGTATTATCGCCTGATTTAGATGGTGGAAATTAACAACATCCTCACTAGTACCATCACCAGCATCGTTTAACTCATTAAGTATTGAGTCCATTACTTGCTGGTTATGTTTACTTAGAGTATTTGAACCAGTATGAATTAAAACAAGATCGAACTTCGTATCAAATTCACCTAAAGCAGTTTCAATCATCTGCTTTTTAAGATTCACTTTATTGTTAAATTTATCAAGTTCAAGATTAATGAGATCCAATACACCATCTTTAAACTTTCTTAAGTCACCGTTATCAGGCTCTCCTGTTCCATCTTTTTTCCATTTAGATTGAACAATGATCATTCTTTTACTTGAAGGAGAATAATGAATTGCATCAATACCATTATCATCGGCACCATCAACAACTGCTGACGCAGCTTCATCTATCGATGTATCTCCAATACAATAAACGGCGTATGCAGAAAGACAACGGGTTAATATTTTAGTTTGTATTTCTTTATCTATAGGATTGAGATCACTGCTATCAATTTTATCAGCGAATAACGCATTAATTTTGCTTCCAATTTGATTTACGTGAATAATGCTCATTTTTTATTTATCCTTTAAGGGGAGCACTGAGAGGGGTTAAAATTTTCATACCTTTTTCTACGCGTTTTTGGCCGTTGAATCAATTACTTTAGTCAGTTCTGGCGCGCAGTGCTCTCCCCGCCACGCCTGCCCGCTTAAGGGGGCGCTTTTAATGCAGGCGCATGACCGGCCTCAGAGCGCGCCAGTGCTGGCGCTGGCGGGGAATTCAGTGTTGTTAAAACGCATGCAAAACCATGCACCTATGCATGCATGGCTTTTATACGTAAAAATGGCGGGATTTTCGGGGATTTTTAAGCGGACTACTGCACGGCCAGTTCTGCACGGCGGCGGGTGTAATTCAGGTTCTGTGCAGGCGTGAATTTTTCACGATTATCATCGCGCGAAGCCGCATCAGGCCTGAATCCGATGGCCGTTAAAATGTTATTATCCTGCGCCGAATAATTAATTTTTTCACCGGCGACCAGCCAGAGCTGTAGCGCCTCACGCAGACAGTCGAGTGAATGCTGCATGGCACAGCGCTGAACGGCGGAGTGTTGCCCGGAATAATTCATCAGCTCCGGGGCAAGGGCGGCGGCCAGCTCCGCGCCGTGTACCTGCATAAAATCATTTAAACGGTCGCGGATACTGATGCGCTGCACCTCCTCATGCGAACGGATATAGCGACCGGCAGCCTGATTAATTTCCCATTTTTTCACGTCGATAATCTCGCGCAGGGTTTGCAGGCTCCGGCCGCTGTGGCCGTTACCGGCAAGCTGTTCGCGGTATGTCTGTTCGGCCTGCTTCAGTTCATCCCGGCGTTGCAACCAGGCGGATTTATTTGCCTGACAGGCCTCAAAGGCTTTCTGTAGAGTCAGTATGGTCACGTATGTTTCTCCTGATGACTGGCCGTGCTTACGCACCGGCACGGTTAACGATGGCCGCCGGTGCGGGTACCGGGATGACCGGCTCTGTTGCCGGTGAACGAATAACCCCGTCGATGGATTCAAGCGTGCGGAACGTGGCCGAGCACTCGATGTTCATGCACTGGTGATAGCGCTGTTTGACGTTATCGGACAGATACCGACTGGTGCGGGAATGCGCGCTGGTTTTGCAGAACGGGCAGTGAAACATTGCTTACACCTCCGCTTTTGTCTCGCCATTTTCAGCCAGTTTTCTGGCAAGCATCATTCTCTTCGCAGGGCTGCGTAACAGCTCCGTATCAACGTCAGTAATCTGCGGCCGGTGCATGCCCGTCACGGACAACACCGGCTCCTGCTTCATATCGAAGTGATACAGGCTGCCCTGACGGCTCAGCGCATCGCGCAGCTCACTGATGACCACGGACTGCGGGGCGCTCTCCCCCTTCATTTCGAGGGCGCGAATGCGCAGCAGGAAAGCACGAATGAGGGCGACGGGAACCGCATTGACAGCCTGAGCCCATTCCGCACTGGCGTAAGCGGTAAAGGCATCGTCATGCGCTGACAGGTATTTATTGGCGGTGGAGCAGGCATTCAGCATGGCGCGTGTCCGATCTGTCTCCAGCTCCGCAATCAGGCCGGTAAACTCGTCGGCCAGCTCGCGACTGGCGATACGCCTGCTGTGCTCAGCTTTCATTTCAGGCGTGAGACTGCCGCGCAGGGTGCGAAAGCGGCTGCGCCAGTCCTGCTCCGCCTCAGCGCTCTCATCGAGGGCTGTCTGCCGCTCCTGCTTACAGCGTTCAATGGACGTATCAATCTCTTTCAGCGCCTGCATGCTGGCCGCGTGGGTGTCTCTGGCAGCAGTGAATGCGCTCAGCTTGTCGGTGATGTGCGGACTGTTCTCTGCGTACTGCTGAGCGGCTACATCTTGCAGGGCGGTGATGAGTGTTTCGGGTTTCATGTTCAGGCTCTCCGTTTATTCAACCTGTAATGATTCTGCCCTTCATCACACAACATCTCGATTCATTGCAGTTGTGGCAGTTCTGGCACAAACAGCACTCAAAACCCGGCTGGCCAGAGAAAGGTCTCAGCAAAACCTTACTCATCGTTTGTTTTTTTACTTATAACTATTCACCACTGTTCACTGAAAAGAAAAAGACAATTAATACAGTAAGATAAGGGGTGAACAGTTGAGGTTGTGACTGTTCACCAACTGTTCACCAACTGTTCACGCTATAGAAATTTAGCATTGCCTCATAATTACGTTAATTTCTATTAATTAACATATAACCATAGGTGTAATTAATCGAAGATAAATTCTTATTTCCGCCTGAAGCCATTTAAAGTCATTTAAAGCAATTTGAAATTTTGCTGCTCAAAATTCAGACAGTCTGTGCCATGCCTCATACAAAATTCACTTGTTGCATCAGACCAAAATATTCACAAAATAGAGCGCTACCTGATACCGGACGGAAACGTCCGGATCTCTGCGGATATTAACGAGGTAGCGTTATGCATACAGTTTCATCAGCACTATCGACCCACACTGGCACGCACCCGATGCCGGTTTCATCCCCGGCTCAGGAACGTTTTTTACGTCTTCCGGAAGTAATTCATCAGTGCGGCCTGTCCCGCTCCACGCTCTACGATTTAATTGCCCGTGATGCTTTCCCGGCTCAGGTTTCCCTCGGGGGTAAGAATGTCGCTTGGCTACAATCTGAAATCACGGCGTGGATGGAAGAACGTATCGCCCACCGTAACCGGAAATACAACGCATGAATCAGAACCGTTTTCACAAAGCCCCTTTTTCTGGCTTGCATCTGTTGTGTGTTTCCTGGTACAGTTTTGTCGCTGTCGCAAAATCGACAGCCGGGCGTAGGAACCCGTGTTACTTCAAGGCGACACCAGACGCGCCATGCGTCTTTTTTTACGTCGTTGCTCAGGCACACCTTATTTTTGGGCTGTGGTGGTTTCACACCAGCCTGTATCAGATAATGGTGGTCCGGGCGGGGCAGCCCTCGGGCTGGCCGGTTTCCTTGAAGGCCGGTATTCCTACCCCCGTCCGGGCTACCACCCATGAGTGTAGGAACTCTGGTGGTAGCAATAACTGCTACTTCAAGGAGGTTGCCCCTATGGCTACGACCCTCACCCCGTCACACCCGCAGTTTGTCTTTGTGTTTGCCGCCGTCCGTCGCGCAGACCGTAAGCCCCGTATCTGTATGCTCCGCACCGTTGCCGGTGACGAGCTGGCCGCCCGTCGCACCCTTGTCCGCGAATACGTGCTTTCCCTTGCCGCCCGTCTGCCGGTTGTGGAGGTGTCACATGCCTAATAAAAACACACCTCAGACCGTCTCAGCGCGTCGTGATGACCTTAACCCCATGCAGGAACACCTCAGCATAGAGGCGTACCATAAACTCAATCGCGCAAGCGCCGTCTCACAGTTCATTGGTGGAGATTTGCTGCACCGTGAACTGAACGGTCTACACCAGCTATACCTGCCGCAGATTTTTAGTTATATCCATGAGGACGTTAGCTACGTACTGGAAGAGCTGAAAGCCAAAGGCCTGTGCCGTGACTTTCTCGCCACGACATCGGGGAACGGAGGGGAGCACCATGTTTGATTTCCCTCAGCCGGGTGAAACATACCGTTGTTCAGGCTTTCCTGACGTGGTGGTGTCAGGCATTCTGGCCGACGGTATTCCATGGGATATGCCGTACCGCTGCCCGGGGCAAGTCTGGAATCCCTACCGGCGCACCTACACCATCCTCATTCGTATTATCGCTACTGGTGATATGGCAGAAATTCCACTCGGTCGTTTTTTGCGTGAATTTACCTGCGAGTCTCCCGACGTATTTAAACGCAGTCCTGAAAACCGCCATGCTGTTCTGAGTGAGCTTGCCGCAGACCCGGAATTACAGAAATACCGGGTGCGGAATATCGATAAATATCCTGACGATATTCCCCCGGTTAAACGCCCGGCACCGGTGGCGTATAAATGGCGAAATAATTTCAGGCCGGAAACGGAAATAAAACCGGATAACAGCTACCGCCATTATCTGTAATTACAAAACGATAACGAATATTAAATGTGCGTATCTGCGCAGGGATACGCACGACCTCAGGAGACGAAATTATGCCTGTTAACAGTGCAGAACGGCCGCAAAATATAAATCAGCCCACCATCAGCCGGGCAGACCTTGAATGCCTTGAACACCTTCGCAACGTCGGCCAGCTCGTCGGCGATCTGATGCAGGTGCAGGACTGCACGGCCATTCGTCGTGACCCTGCGCAGCAGTTACAGCTCACCTCCGTGATTTACCTCATGACCGCCCAGCTCGACGGCGTGGTCGAACACTGCAATCAGCGCTGGCTGACCGGGGAGGGTAACGTATGAAAAAGCTACTACCGCCCATATTACGCGCCGCGCTGTATCGCCGCGCTGTCGCCTGTGCGTGGCTGACAGTATGCGAACGTCAGCACCGCTACCCGCACCTCACTCTCGACGCGCTGGAAAGTGCCATTGCCGACGAGCTGGAGGGCTTCTACCTGCGCCAGCATGGCGAGGAGAAAGGTCGCCAGATTGCCTGTGCACTACTGGAAGACTTAATGGAAGCCGGACCACTCAAAGCCGCGCCGTCGCTGTCCTTTCTCGGGCTCGCAGTGATGGATGAACTCTGTGCCCGTCACATGCAATCGCCTGTTATGCACTGAGGGAGAAAATAACGATGAAAATGAACGTAACAGAGACGGTAAAACAGGCGTGCGGCCACTGGCCGCACATTCTCCCGGCGCTGGGTGTGAAGGTCATTAAAAACCGCCATCAGGCCTGTCCGGTGTGCGGCGGCTCTGACCGCTTCCGCTTTGACGATAAAGAGGGGCGCGGCACATGGTTCTGTAACCAGTGCGGTGCGGGTGACGGTCTTAAGCTGGTAGAGAAAGTGTTCGGCATGAACGCATCAGAGGCTGCCGGGAAGGTGAACGCCGTGACCGGCAACCTGCCGCCGGTTGCCCCGGAAGTGATTGCAGCCGCAGAGGCTGAAACCGATACCGACCGCAAAGCGGCGGCCGCACTGACCGTCAGACTCATGGAGAAAACCCGACCGGCCAGCGGCAACGCCTACCTGACCCGCAAGGGCTTCCCCGACCGGAAATGTCCGGTACTGTCGGCCACACACAAAACCGGCGGCGTGACGTTTCGCGCCGGTGATGTGGTTGTCCCGCTGTATGACGATACCGGCGCACTGGTTAACCTTCAGCTTATCAGTTCTGACGGTCTCAAACGCACCCTGAAAGGCGGGGCGGTAAAAGGAGCGTGCCACACCATCGAAGGAAAAAAACAGGCCGGAAAACGCCTGTGGATAGCGGAGGGCTATGCGACCGCGCTCACCGTGCATCACCTGACCGGTGAAACCGTTATGGTGGCGTTGTCGTCCGTGAACCTCCTTTCCCTGGCGAGCCTTGTCCGCCAGAAACACCCGGCCTGTCAGATTGTCCTCGCCGCCGACCGTGACCTTAACGGTGACGGCCAGAACAAAGCCGCTGTGGCCGCAGGAGCCTGCGAGGGCATTGTCGCCCTGTCGCCGGTATTCGGTGACTGGAATGATGCGTTTATGCAGCACGGCGAAGAGGCAACGCGGAAAGCGATTTATGACGCCATCCGGCCACCGGCTGACAGTCCTTTCACTACCATGAGCGAAGCGGAATTTACCGCCATGAGCACCAGTGAAAAGGCAATGCGAGTACATGAGCATTACGGCGAAGCGCTGGCCGTGGATGCGAACGGCCAGCTCCTCTCCCGCTATGAGGCCGGGATATGGAAAATCATTCCACCGTCTGACTTTGCGCGCGACGTGGCCGGGTTGTTCCAGCGTCTGCGCGCCCCGTTCTCGTCGGGGAAAATTGCCTCGGTGGTGGAGACCCTGAAACTGATTATTCCGCAGCAGGATGCCCCGGCACGGCGTCTGATTGGCTTTCGCAACGGCGTACTCGATACCGCCACCGGCACATTCAACCCGCACCATAAATCACACTGGCTGCGCACGCTCTGTGATGTCGATTTTACCCCCCCGGTGGAAGGTGAAACACTCGAAACCCACGCCCCGGATTTCTGGCGCTGGCTCGACCGTGCCGCCGGTGGCAGACCGGAAAAGCGCGACGTGATACTTGCCGCCCTGTTTATGGTGCTGGCTAACCGTTACGACTGGCAGCTCTTTCTCGAAGTCACCGGTCCCGGCGGGAGCGGAAAAAGTATTCTGGCTGAAATTGCGACGATGCTTGCCGGGGAAGATAACGCCACGTCGGCCACCATCGAAACGCTGGAATCACCCCGCGAACGTGCGGCTCTGATTGGCTTCTCGCTGATTCGCCTGCCTGACCAGGAAAAGTGGAGCGGTGACGGGGCAGGACTAAAGGCCATCACCGGCGGGGATGCGGTCTCGGTAGACCCGAAATACAAGGATGCATACTCCACCCATATTCCGGCGGTGATCCTGGCCGTGAACAATAACCCGATGCGCTTTACCGACCGCAGCGGCGGTGTTTCCCGTCGCCGGGTGATCCTGCATTTCCCGGAACAGATTGCCCCGGATGAACGCGACCCGCAGCTAAAAAACAAAATCGCTCGCGAGCTGGCCGTAATTGTGCGCCAGCTTATGCAGAAGTTCAGCGACCCGATGACTGCCCGTGCTCTGCTCCAGTCACAGCAGAACTCCGACGAGGCGCTCAGTATTAAACGCGATGCTGATCCGACATTTGATTTTTGCGGCTATCTGGAAGCACTGCCGGAGCCTGAGGGTATGTATATTGGCAATGCCAACATCATTCCGCGCCAGCCGCGCCTGTATCTGTATCATGCCTATCTGGCGTATATGGAAGCCCACGGCTACAAGAATACACTCAGCCTCACCATGTTCGGTAAGGGACTGCCGGCCATGCTGAAAGAGTACGGGCTAAGTTATGAGAAGCGCCGAAAAAATCAGGGCATACAGACAAATCTGGCACTCAGAGAGGAAAGTAACGCCGACTGGTTGCCAAAATGTGATGACCCTATAGCGAAATAACCTACCCTGACCGGCAATAGCCGGTCTTTTTTTACCTGCAAAACGGCAAAAGTGAACAGTAAAGTATTCACTGTTCACCAACCGTTCACTACATAACTATTTGAATATATTAAACAAAATACCGTAGTGAACAGTGTGAACAGTTTTTCCAAAAAAAAGTTTTTTTAAAGAAATTTATCACTGGTGACTTATAAATAGATAGTTTGTCAATATAGAAAATGTGTATAGCAATGTGTATAACAAATGGTAGTTAAATATATAAAAATCAATAAATACAATGTGTTATATGAAAAACAGAACTCCTGTGATCTTCCGCCAAAATTTTAAATTCCCCCCATAAAATTCATTAGAAATTTAACTATCCTTCCTAAATACATTATTATAACACCTACTATCATTAAAATTAAGATTTAATAAAATGAGAATTACTAAAGCCAGAATTAACACAATGCGTTTTATTATCTCTGAATCCATAAGAATTGATGATGAGATTTTTAAAGCATTGAAAAATAAAAATTACAATGAATTTCTTCAAAAAGAGTATGGGGAAGGGTTGGCTGGATTAGGCATGTCTATAAGCTCACCGAATGATTTCACTGAAGAATATAAACATGACCCAAGAAGAGAAATAAAACTTTCTAACAAATCTAAATCTGCCATACTTCATATGCTAAATGAACTCATCAAAGAAGTAAACTTAGAGATGAACTCAACAACCAATGAGTTTTATATTGAATTTAAAAAGATATTTTATAATCATTTCTTTCTTGGTGATGGAAATATAGATCATGATGGTTGCCTTAAAATACTTAATGAAGTGGTCAATAGAATAAAAGACAGTCTACTCGACGAAGATTTTTATTTCCCGATACTAGCCAACGGTCTAAAAAAAGATGAGATAAATTTAGGTATCGCTTCGATCATTCCCAAAGAAAACATCTTCTCGGATATCCAACCCAATTTTACAACCGACGTAATTGAACTAGCCGAAGAGTTTTGTAATTCACAATTACATTCTTATAAACACTTCCTTAAAATAACCATAAAAAACTGCTCTAAAGAGAGAAGGAAGTATTTATCTAAGCAAATCGCCAACTTTATCGTTGGAATAATACAATTATTTAGTGAACATTTTCAAATAGATTCAGACGTGGTTGCTTTATCATTAAACCCGTATCCTAACTACGAGTCCTTTTACATTACAAATAATGATGATGGATACAATTATTGTTTTTCGAGCAAAGGAACAATTGTTCATAGCGCAGTGTTTTGGCAAAAATTCAAACAAGAGAATGCATCAGAACTTGGTAGCATAATAAAACAGATTATAATTCATGCAACAACCCCAAAATCGAATCCCGTTTTGGTGGATAGGCTCATAGATGCAATATTTATTTTTAGAAGTGCAATGCAAGATAATGATGACTCATCAAAAATCGTAAAACTAACTACAGCACTTGAACGCCTTGTAAACACACAAAAAGATAACATCACTTCCACATTTATAAGTAGAGTTACACTTCTGCTGAATATGTACCATAAAGACAACAGCGACTGGAGTAGCATAGCAAAAGAAATGTATAACTATCGCTCAGAAATCGTACATGGTTCATGGTCGCTTTATCGTCAAACAAAACCGTTATATGCCGGCCGATATAGTGAACTTACCAGCAAAGCTCTTATATCAGCATGTATAGGTTTCTTTCACGTTGGCTTAAAAAGAGAGGATGACATAAAGTTAATTAACTCTTTTTATGATTATCTTTCCAAAAATAACCAATCCTAACTTACATACCTAACCTTCAATCAGTAATTAAATCCCATTGGGAAATTAATCACCCTCTTGGTTCTTTTCCTTTCTTCCTTAGCGCTTCCCTCGCTAGTTCTTTCAACCAACTAGCAAGACTCACCCCTTCCTCAGCTGCCACTGCATCCAACTGTTCCTTCAATGCCGGATCAATACGCATCTTAAACTGCGGAGATTGCCCACCGCCTTTTGGTTTTTTTTCGCGCGATATGATTGACATGAGGCCACCTATCCATCTACTCTTAAACATATAGGAGGCCACCTAAACCTCCTGTATTTGCAACGCCCCGATGTGCGGGAACACAACCGGAGCGTCTAACCTCACCAACTATCAAGGAGTTGATTATGGCTGATTCGCATTCTACCCCAGACACAGACCAATCCGGAACCGAGCGTTCGTTAATTGTGGGATACCGCCCGAATGTTTTCGACAAATCTACACCAAAAATCATCCTTTCCGGCAAGTGGCTGCGCGCGGCGGGGTTTGATACCGGACAGCAGGTCACGGTAAAGGTCATGAAAGGATGCATCGTTCTGGTGGCGTATAACGAGCAGGAGCAAAGGATTCTGGACGATTACAAACGCACTAAAGCAAAGTTATGCCAGATCGAGAACACGCTGGCGAGCCTGCAATTATCATAA